AAAATTAGTCTCGTCTATTTTTTCATTTGTAAAACATTGAATAGAATCTTGTTCAATCGGAGCATTTGGCGATAAGATTTTTTTATTAGTTAAATCAACAGAATTGTCATTTTCGATAGAAATTGTGTTTGATAGAATTAATTTGGTGTCATAATTCGCTAAAAAATTATAATCCAATGTAATACAATTCGGTAATATATATGTTTCTGTTGTTTTATATTTGTCACTAAACTCCCGCATATAATTATGTAAATTAAAATTTTCCTTGTATTTTAATAAAAAATTTCCCAAAGCCATTAAATCCGTTTTATTTTTTGGATTCAAAGATATAGTGATTTGGTTGGCTTCTTTTATTGATTCAATAATTTGGTCGGATTCTTTTATTTTTATAAATTTAATTTGTTTTATTTTATCAATTGTCGTAAAAAAAATATGTTTTGATTTTTCAAAAGTAAAATTTTTAAACAATTCTAAGTTTTTTTTCCCATGTTCTGCTAATTTATCATTAGAGTATTTGAATAAATCCTTGATTCTATCTAATGAAAGATACATGTAAAAATTAATTAAGGCCATTATTGTTAATCCTTCCCAACCATTTTCCATTAAATGACGGAATAGTACATCAACAAAATTTCCTCCATACATCATTCCATTGCCCATCATACCATTACCCATAAATGGATTACCATATGTTGTATTATGTGCCAAATTCATATAAATATATTTTTTTTGGTAGTAGCGTTTATATGAATTATGTTTTTAAATTTCAATTTTTGCCAATAATAGCTTTTAGAGAGCCAGTTATGAGGGGGAACCAAAAAATTTGATTTTTTAACAGTATAATAACATTAATAACCAATGATAACATATCAAATCAATCAATTAATCAATAATGGGTAAATCAAAAGTCGATAAGAAAACCGTTAAAAAATTCCAAAAAAAGTTTTCCAGCTTGGATTCTAAAATTAAAAAACTTACCAAAAAAGTAGCCAAACTAGAGAAAGGCGCTCACTCGCATGACAATTAATATATTCAATTAAAAAAAATTGAATATATTAATGATTAATGGTTTCTAGATATTTTACCATAAATAATTAATTTATTGATTCGCAGATAAAAATTCACATTCCCACTAAAAAATGACGACTATAAAAATGATACAACAGTATAAAAAATCGGAATTGACTATTAGAAAAACCCGAGCAAAACCAAAATTTCGTATTTGTCCCAAAATAATTCGTTGGTTAACATCGACTTATCAAGTGGGTAAAAATAAAGAATATTCTGTTCCTAAAATGGAAATTTTCAATGAATATGTACGTATTTGTAATTTAAATAATATTATCCCCAAAGCCATGAATGTGTTTGGTAAATTATTGAGAATAATTTTTCCAAACATTATACCCAGAAGACTTGGCAACAAAAATGCCATGATTGGGCATTATTCTGGTATTAAAAAAAAATCCATTGAATCCAAAAATGGTTATAGTTATGAGCCCAAAAAGGATTCTAGGTACGAACCCAAAAAGGACTCCAGATACGAATTCAAAAATGGTTATCGTTACGAACTTAAAAAGGATTATCAATACGAATCCGAAAATGATTCATCATACGAATCCGAAAATGATTCATCGTCTGATTCTTTAACTGAATCTAGCATTGGTTCTTTAACTGAATCTAGCATTGGTTCTTTAACCGAATCTAGCATTGATTCTTTAACTGAATCTATAATTGGTTCATCAGAGAATACATTTTATAAAATCATTAACATAATAAATGACAGTTATTCCCAACAAGTATATGATATGTGTAACATAGTATATTATAATAATGATAAAACTCCAACCCAACCTCCCGATTCATCAAATAATCCGACATGGTGTATCTCTTCTGATGATACGGTGATATTACCAGATAATTCTATGCTGTGTACTTATCTTGATGAAGTTATATCTGAAGGTTTTACATTGTGTACCTATTTTGATGATATTCTAGCACTGTCTGAAAGCAGTTCCTCTCTTGATGATGATCATGCACAATTGGAAAACATTGAATTTTGCCCGACTTGGGAAGTATCAGCGACTTTCGAAAACAATTCTATGATTGACAGTCAAAATTATTTGTCAGGAAACCCAATTGATTTGGAATGTATGGATGATATATTTGAAACAGCTGTTCCATTATTTGAAAGAATATAAATTAGGTTATTTAAAAAAGTATAAAAAATACATTTATTTTTCATACTTTTATTTAAAACATTCCTGAACGCATTAATTGATCGATTTGCTTTGTATTTTTAACGGGGTTTTCCGCAAGTTTTTTAGCGTTCCTCTTTTCTCTGGCTCTTCTATTTTGAAACCATATACGAATGGTATCTACCGAACAATTCAATTGTAACGCTAATTTAAATTTTTCATCGGAGTTGGGGAGTTTGTTTTGTTTATATACCGAATTTAAAGTTTCTAGTTCAAATTGGGTTTTCCTTTTTCTGCGTCGAACGACTGTTTTTTGTTGATTTTTTTGGATGGATTTTTTTGGATGATTATTTCCAATCTTATCATCTTTTTTCGCGGAAACATTCTGGACAGGATGATTATTTCCAATCTTATCATCTTTTTTCTTCGCAAAAGTTCTTGGTGGTAACGTTTTTGGTAACTGTTTTGGTAACTGTTTTGGTAACTGTTTTGGTAGCAGCTTCGGTACATCTTGTATGCACCACCGACACGTGTTTTGCGGTAACGTATTTGGTTGATGATATGGTAGATTTGGCAAACTTAATCGCTCTTCTAATCTATTTGGAATGTTTGCATTGTCTATGTTGTACCTCGATAAGTTTCTGATGATAACCGTTTTGGTGGCGGTTGTTGTACATCTTGAAATATTGTCGGTACCCATTTCCAAAGTGTTTGACGGTAATACATTCGGAATTGAAGACACTGTCCAAGAATCGCGTGTTGTGATACTGCTTAATTTTATTAATCCATCAATCGCGTATTTTTTTACTTCATCCATATTAGTATCCGTATTTGTATCGCAGAGGATATGTTTCAAATCTGCCATTCGATTAACAAGATGTCATTATCATTAGTATATTTTTTTATTGGAACTTTCTGGCAAAATTATATTCAATTTTTTGTTGTACAATCTTTTAGATGTTATTCGAAAATTCGTAGCAATTTGAAGAATATAATCCGAAAGATGTTATTCGAAAATTCGTAGGAATTTGAAGAATATAATCCGAAAGATGTTATTCGAAAATTCGTAGCAATTTGAAGAATATAATCCGAAAGATGTTATTCGAAAATTCGTAACAATTTGAAGAATATAATCCGAAAGATGTTATTCGAAAATTCGTAGCAATTTGAAGAATATAATCCGAAAGATGTTATTCGAAAATTCGTAACAATTTGAAGAATACAATCTTTCAGATGTTATTCGAAAATTCGTAGCAATTTGAAGAATACAATCTTTCAGATGTTATTCGAAAATTGCTACGAATTTGAAGAATACAATATATAACTTACTATTATTGTAATGAAAATAACAGGAATAGCGTGGATTATTATTGTAACATTTGTTAGTGCTATATCAATGATTGCAATAAAAAAATATGTATTATCCGCTTCCAATGATAAATTATTATATCGTAATAATTTTGCAAATTTTAGTATTAAAGAATCGCATTTTTACATTGTCGCGACGATAGTACTGTATCTGGTACTGTTTATTGGTTATGCTGAAATATTATCGAAATATCCTATGGTTTGGATATATCTTATCTGGTTTGCATCCATGGTTTTTATTTTATTTTCTGGAGCACTTATTTTTGGGGAAAAACTTAAACCAATTAATATTGTTGGTATTGTTCTTGGATTAGTTGCTATCTTTTTGTTAATAAAATAATATTTTATTAAAGAAAAGGGCATTGTTTGGCCAGCATTATTTATGCGGCTATTATATTGTCGTATTTTTGGCGTTTCAATTCCGATTTTGAACTACGATGACGCCGTTTCTTGGAAGAAAACTTTTGACAAGTTTTGGTTTTAGCAGCGTATTTGGCTTTGCGCTTCTTTGTTTGATACTGTTTGTGAGCAAGTTTCGATGATTCAAAGCTGATCCAATTTCCAGTCTTGGTGGAAACAAAGTCAGGTATCCATGTTTGGTCCCTGATATACGAGCGTATGTATCTCTGACGAGATATTTCGTCCTTCTTTTTTTGGAGACGTTCTAGCCTCTCCCATGCCAAATGTTGATTGTATGCACTAACCAACTCGGTTGGAGCCATAATACATTCCGGATTTTTGCAGGGTTCGTTGAGACATGTCCATCCACGTTTAAGCATTTTATCGATGCGTTTCATCAACTTCAAGCCACTACTATCCCGGTGGACGCAGTCAAAACATTTTTCTTCCGTCCATTGTGGACCCATGGTATTGGATTTGTAACCAATAATTGTACCATCGTGATCAGTCATGACTTTTAGCCAACGATTCTTGTGGGCGATAAGTGGTTTACCATCACTGGACAAAACAACGAATTGTTTGTTGCAAATGTTGTTAAAAACTTGCATGTAATGGCAATGATCGTTGACCAACTGGTACTTTATCCTTGGCAGGATATGTTGACTTCAACATATTGACATCCAAATCGTGGTATGAATTGGTCAATGGTGTGGTGTATGTCACGTCCATTCGGATAACGATTTCGTGATCGATCATATCCTGAACACAAAGACTGAAACAACCAGCATAACTCCGTTGAACCACGAGTATATGATAGTTTCTACTGAGTTTTTTAATGAACTCAATGGCAGACGTTTCTGTTCCAAGTGACAAATCAATGTCATGGAATTTGGTCATAGCCATTTCATCTCGATAATATCCACCATATGCGAATGCATTTGGAAACTTGCGAAGAATCTCAAAGATGTTACCAACCATAACTTGTTTTTTCTTGTATAGCGCTACAAGTCTGGTGGTTAATGAATCCATTTTGGTTACACGATCCACTTTGTGAATCGCATTATTGCGCATGATGGATTCTATGCACAATAATGCCAAAGATGGAACAATGTAGGACTTTTGGAAAGACGGTGAACTTTCGATTTTCGGAATAGAAGTCATTGTAGTTTTGGTTGGTGTGTTTTGCGTTTGATGCAAAAATTATGATCTTTGTTCTGATTTATCAGGGTAGTAAATCCATATAAAAGTATATAAATTTATTTATTATAATTGCAATAATGAGATCCAAAGAAATTCTCAAATTACTTAAAGTTTCAAGAGTTACTTTATCATCTTACG